TCAGCACGCATGACAGCAGAGCAAAACTACAAGCAAAAACTTGTCAGTAAAGAGATTGGACTAAGTGGCACAAACGCAGGTAAACTTGTCGGCAGACTTGGCGAAAGTGCAACGAATGCAATTCTATTAAAAAATGAACTTTCCAATAGCAATACAAACACGCAAAACCTAGCGACAGGAACGGGACGAGTTGCAGAAAATGCACAGCAATCGTCGTTTATGTTTATCCAAGTCGCAAACAATGCTCAGTCTGCAGCCAATGCAATCAACTCTGCAGCAAGCGCTCAGGCTCGTTTGAATAGTTTGCGAAGATCCCAGCCTTCATCTAATTCAACAACAACAACAACAACAACAGAAGGTGCAGCGGCTGGTGCTTACTGGAAAGGTGGTTTCAAAGCGTTTGCTAAAGGTGGCATGGTTAAAGGCCCAACACTTGGCCTTATTGGGGAAGGCGGCGAGCCTGAATACATCATCCCGCAAAGCAAAGCGGCTGGGTTTGCTGCTAATTTCTTATCAGGCCAGCGTGGGGCTGGTGCTATTCCAGGCTTTGCGGATGGCGGCGTTGTTGCCCCGTCTTCTGCAAGCGTGAACATCCAAACAGGGCCTGTGACCCAAATGGATGGCAAAAATTTTGTTACAACACAAGAAATGTCAGCAGCCGTGCGGTCTGGCGTACAGCAGACATTAGACTTATTACAACGTGACGGTATAGTTCGTGCATCCTTGGGCTTGTAATGTCAACTAACTACGACATCATGTGCTTTCTTGAGTACTACACTGACCGCGCAAGTGTGTTTAGCGGTGGGAAAAGAACGCCTACAAGGCAGTGGCAAAACTTCTTTCAAGAAGGGCAAGTGCTAGGTAGTGTTGACACTGAATCGACTGCAACTTATTATAATTTAGCTTTTGACGTTGAAGGCTTTGGGTCAAACCTTGGTTCCCATATAAACGATCTCACAGTTACCATTGCGGCAACTGCCGATTTAATCGACGTTACTGACGCAGCAATGACAGCAGACAATCTTGTAATAGCAACTTTGTATATACAAACGGCAGGGGGCAATGTTTTTGATACATCAAGTGCTCAGCAAATTAGTCGTTACATTGGCAGTTTAGAAGAGGCAAGTATTTCGGATATTAAAATTGGATGGAAAGTCAACCCCGCGATTGATAAGATGAAGCCACAAGCGCCAACCCGCAAAATCACATCAAACATGTTGAACAGAGCTAATCTCAAAGTGCCATGAAGGAAAGCATCTTTGGCGATCATTTTAAGGTTGTTTGCGCGGATGGTGTCACCCGTGAAGAATGCAGCCTTACCCTCCACGCTGGCGCATACGCTTACCTAGACAGTTCTGGCGAGTTGCTTGAAGGCGATCGTGCCGTAACGCAAACGCTAAGCGGCAGTTTTGCTGTAACCGCTATTGAATTAGCTGTTATCGTCAGCAAGTATGGCCCGCTGAATTGCTAATGGGAAGACAATCTAAGACGCAACGACAGTTTAAAATAAGGCCAGCAAGCTCAATTGAGCGGGCCGATGCAGCTGTTCAAAACAGTAAAAAACCAAAAAATAATAGGCAAGAAGGCAAAGCACAAAAAACAGGAACAGCAGGTGAAACTATTCCAATTGTTTTTGGGAAACGTGCAAGCAATGTTGGTGGTGTTTGGCTAGAACCTGTTTTAACAAAGCAAGCTTCGTATAATTTTCAAGGGATTTTTCTTTACGCTTTGAGCCAAGGAGAAATTGTGAGTACACCTGTTGTTTATCAAACCTATGTTGGCCGCACTCAAATTCAAGCAAGAACCGGAACGTTGCCAGTCTTAAACAAATATTATACGTCTGCTTCGGCAATGGCATCATCCGCCAACACTTGCCCAATCACAAGCGGTAAAATTTTTTGCGATCCAAATTCAAATTTTTTCATTGGCGAAGTTCAGAAAAAAGGGGCATTTACTATCCTTGGTAGAGAGTTTACTACTTTTCACACAGACAACGCTCAACTAACCATTGGCTCTGGTGATACGAGCAATGCGGTATTAGTTGTTACTGGTGATAATTATTTTGCTTGGGATTCTGTAACTGGTGCGGATGTAACAGCAGCATTTTTCACCAGTGTTGGCATAAGCAATCCTGCTTCTTATGAGTTTGTTTTTAACAGAAACCCAAGGGGCGGCACTCTTATCGGCGGGTTCCCTGTTGGGCATATTGATCGCGGTATAGTGCTTAACGGTGGGGCACTAGGTGACTTGTTTGCGCCAATAGCAAACAGTATTGCTTATAACCCTTGGGGTACTTCTAATATTGTTAACGCACGGTACGAGAATGCTACGGTCAACAATCAATATAGAGGCTTGATCCCTGCAACTACTGGCACATTAGGGGGGCAAGTTAGTGAATTTGCGACAAGCACTATCGCTGACCCTACCAGCCCTGGAGCAAGTTTTGATTTTACAGATTATGCAGATATAACTTGGCTTGAAATCCAAGGCAATATTTACGACGAAAGTGATCCTGACAATGGTGAATACAAAACTACGACACGTCAACTTGCAACGTTTATCACTGACGGTGTAAAGGTTGCGTTATACAGTGCAGGCACTCCTAACACTACTGGCGCTAGCAATCAATTTGTAGACCTTGCTATGCACATGTTTGCACTAATTGGGCGTGTTGATGGTAGCAGTACAGCAAGCATTGCTTCTCCAATCAACACAAGCAATTTGCAGGCTCTTGCAACTTTCAACACAAACATTGGTGTATTTTTCAACGGGATTATCGAAGAATCGGTCAACATTATTGACTACATAACAACTATGGCACCATTTTATTTGCTGCAGTTTGTTTCTGAAAACGGCCAATATGCGTTCAAGCCTTTAGTTCCAATTACGGCAGGCAATCAGATTGACGGAACAGCATTGACGCCAAGCGCAACATTTACAGAAGCAAATATTATCCCTGGCAGTTTTGAAAAACAGTACGACCCTGCCGATTCTCGTAGAGACATGCAGCTATCGCTTGCTTTTCGTGATTCACCGCTAGACCGGGTTGGCCTGCAAAAAAACAGAGTTGTTAGGTTTTCAACGGTTTCCAATAGCGCTCCTGTCGAACAATTTGACATGACAGATGGATGCACAAGCGAAGCTCATGCGGACCTGTTTGCAAAGTATGAACTAGCAAAGCGCAAGCATTCAACGCATACAATTGTTTTTGAGACTCCGCTGCTCACAAATAATTTAGCAATATCTGACATAATAAAAGTGCAGCGTCAAAGAATCAACAGTGTTGGTGACGACAGAACAGAAATAGATCATTACCAAGTTACTGCAATCAATCACAGCCCTGGGGGGATTACAAACATCAGCGCAATCCACTTCCCTCTAAATGCCTCTAACATTAGCTTAATTAGTAACGAAATCCTTAACGGCTCTTTTACTACAATCTAATGGCTAATTTTCCTTCGATTGTTCCAAATCAAAGAACGTTTGGCCTAGGCGATGCCCCGCAATCTCAACACGAAAGCCCCGATGGCGTTGGGGTGCGGTTTCTTTTTAACGAAACTAAAAGAATTGGTCAAACTCTTACCCTTGCGTTTGTTGCGCTGACTGAGGCTCAAATTAATTTGATAACAAATCATTTTGTAGGGCAGGAGGGTTCGTTAATTGCTTTTAACTTGCCGTCTGAAGTTTGGTCAGGATATGCAACAATACCGGTTGATTCAAGTGATTACGAATGGCGTTATGCTGATTCTTTTAACATTGAATCAAATGAAGTGCCAGGTCGGTTTAACGTAACAGTTGAGCTTGTAGCTGCCCCAAACTAAAATGACTACATTCCCTGCTATTTCAGTTTCTAGCCGTACTTACGTGCCAGGAAACGTGCCTGCTCAGATGCAAACATCGTTAAGCGGTGCAACTGTTGGCTTCAAGCGTGGTGCTCGACGGGTTAACCAATCTTTGTCGCTGTCTTTTTCTCATTTAACTCAAGCAAACATGGTCTTGGTTAAAGATCATTATATCGCTAGAAAAGGAACGTTTGAGATATTTTATTTACCTGCAGAAGTTTGGGGCGATTACACGACGGCCCCTGTTGGGCTTGAATACGCATGGCGTTACTTAGGGCCGCCTGAAATTGAAGATGTTTCAGTTAACAGGTTTAATGTTTCCGTGGAGTTGCAAACAGTTTCTATTGATGTTACAAATTCTTTGGTTATAGATGGCGAGAATGCTAATCCAAGCGTACCGCCTCGTGTCTACAGTATGGACGCTGGCAACGCGTCTGCTGCTCCAGCACGCACCTATTGCATTAAATCAGGGCTTGCCGCATGACAGTCAACCTTTCAGCGTTCCAGCAACAGCGGCGCGATACTGCTTCAAACTGGACTGCTCAGAACCCAACGTTGTTGGCTGGTGAACTGGGGTATGAAACAGACACAGGGAAATGGAAAGTCGGCACAGGGTCAGCGGTATGGACAGCCCTGGCGTACACGCCGTGGAGCGCAATCTCTGCATATCCGTTAGCCACTGCGGATATTGCAGATGATGCTGTAACTGCAGCAAAGATTGCTAATACAAGTGTCACTGCAGGTTCTTACACAACAGCAGACATCACAGTTGACGCTCAGGGTCGGATAACAAGTGCAGCGTCCGGCGCTGGGCTGGTTGATGGTTCGGTCACAACTGCCAAGCTTGCAGATGATGCGGTAACTGGTGCCAAGCTGGCCAATGACATCACGATTGCTAATAACCTTACGGTTACAAACGATCTAACTGTCAACGGCACAACAACAACAATCGATTCGACCACGCTTGTAGTTGAAGACAAGAATATTGAAATCGGGAAGGTTTCCACCCCTTCAGATACAACGGCTGACGGCGGTGGCATCACGCTAAAGGGTGCCTCTGATAAAACACTCACTTGGGTTAATAGCACTGATTGTTGGACATTTAATCAGGCTTTAGACCTGACAGCAGGGACAGCGGGTGCGCCTGCGCTTGTATTTAATGGTGATGTAAATAGTGGTTTATTTCAGCCTGGAGCGGATTCATTAGCGATTGCTACGGGTGGAGCGCAGCGCGTCACTGTTGATAGCTCGGGCAGGCTGTTGGTGGGCACGACAACTGAAGGTTATCCATTTGCCGATACATTAACAATTGCCGAATCTGGAAATTCAGGAATAACAATTCGTTCTGGAACTACCAGCAGTGGAGCCGTGTACTTTAGCGACGCTACTTCTGGCACTGGAGAATATGACGGATGGGTTGATTACAGCCACAATAACCGAACAATGCACTTTGGCGTTGGTGCAACCGAGCGAATGCGAATCGACAGCTCGGGTCGCCTTGGGGTTGGTACTACAAATCCTGATGCACCATTGCAGGTAGGTGTACTAGATAGCCCTGGCACTTTACGAGCAGGACTTGTTGTTAAAACCGTTTCCACTGGCCTTCCAAACAGTGAATCTGCAATTTATATTGAAGAGTCTTCAGGTGGTGAAGGTTATTATCTTCGCGTAGATTCAGATGGCGGTTTAGCTTTTGACAATTCAGCACAAACAACTCCGACACTGTATTTAAGTGACACTAATAATGTTGGGATTGGGAGTTCAACTATTAACTTCCCAAGCGGAACAGGGCTTCAAGTCTATGATGCATCTACTCCGCGTCTTAAATTAGCAAACAGTACGACTGGGACAGGAGCGACAGATGGATCTTATTTATATGTAAGCGGCAGTGATTTTTTAATTGAAAACAAAGAAAGCGCAAACATGCGTTTTTATACAGCAGCAACCGAGCGCCTACGAATCGACAGCTCGGGCAGGCTGTTGGTTGGGACGTCTAGTGCACAAACTCTTCCGACAGCTTCATCATTTCAAGTTTCTGGCAGTGACTTTGCTGCGAGTTCTATTAGACAGACTCGTTTTGAGTCAGGCACTTCTGGTCCATCCATAATTCTTGCTCATGCAAGAGGTACCGAAGCTTCGAATCAGTCACTTGGTAATAATGACGAATTAGGTAAAATTCGTTTTTACGGTCATGATGGAGTTGATTTTAACAATTGGGGAGCAGAAATTAAGGCTGAAGTAGATGGCACACCTGGCTCTAATGACATGCCGGGTCGTTTGACATTTTGGACAACTGCGGATGGCGCGTCATCACCAACCGAGCGCCTACGAATCGACAGCTCGGGCAGGGTGTTGCTTGGTACGACGACTGTAGGATATAACACAGCTGATAATCTTACTGTCGCCGATAGTGGCGATTGCGGAATAACTATTAGAAGTGGCGCTTCTAGCTCTGGTTCAATATATTTTGCAGATGGAACTACTGGATCTGCTGAGTATGAAGGTTTTATCGATTATCAGCAGACCGCAGGAAATTTGAGGTTTGGCACTGGTGGTGGTCAAGAGCGCCTACGAATCGACAGCTCGGGCAGGCTGTTGGTTGGTACGACAAATGCAGTGGCATTTGGAAGCAGGCAGGTTTTAGCAGTTGCTAATGGAACGACGGGTGGTGTACTTTCTCTTTATAACAGCACAACGGCTACCGCTAATACACGTATTAGCTCTAATCCTACTGGCAGTGAAATCAATGATATTGGCATTCATGCAGCCAGCACAAACGGCAGCATCATAGCGTATACAAATAATGACACCGAGCGGATGCGAATCGACAGCTCGGGCAGGCTGTTGGTGGGGACGTCTAGTAGCTCTCAAATCAACACCGCAGTTTTCCAAGGCAATAGTGCATCAGGAAGCGCAGCAGCAGTTATTATTTCAAGCACACTTAATAACCCTAGCTCTACTCAAGTATTAGGAAAAGTAGCTTTTGCAGATAATGGTCACGGAGATGCTGCATCTATTCGGGGTCGCCGTGATGGTGGCACCTGGACTTCTGGTTCTAGCCAGCCAACCGCATTAACGTTCTCCACAACTGCTGATGGTGCGTCGAGCCCTACGGAGCGGATGCGAATCGACAGCTCGGGACATCTGCTCATCGGCAAAACTGTGGAAGCAAGTGCAACTCAAGGCATTAATTTAGATGGATCTATTGGATTTGGTGGTTTTGCGCGAAACGGAGGTGCGGGTTTGCTGGTTAACAGAGGCACCAATGATGGGGCCTTAGTTAATTTCCTGCAAAATGATAATACTGAAGGATCAATTTCTGTTTCTGGCAGCACTGTTTCTTACAACGGTGCTCACTTAAGCCGATGGTCACAACTCCCAAGCGGTGCAGAACGTATTGAAATCTTGCGTGGTTCTGTATTAAGTAACCTTAATGAAATGTGCGAATGGGGCGAGGAAGACAATGAACAGCTTAACCGTATGCAAGTAAGTGATGTCGAAGGCGATAAAAACGTCTCTGGCGTCTTCCAATCCTGGGACGATGACGATGACACCTACACCAACGACTTCTACTGCGCGATGACAGGTGACTTTGTTATTCGTATTGCACAAGGAACAACTGTTGCTCGCGGAGATCTGCTGATGTCTGCTGGTGATGGAACGGCTAAGCCTCAGGATGATGACATCGTGCGTTCCAAGACGATTGCAAAAGTCACTAGCACCACAGTTTCAGAAACTTATGCAGACAACAGCTATTGCGTACCTTGTGTGCTGATGGCTTGCTGATGCTGGTATCGCCTAGCGGTATCCCGCCCCGTGGCAACGCGGGGCTTCGAAGTTACACTGACCCTATTGCTTCTTTTTAATGGCAAACACCTACACCTGGAAAGTCGGTCAATGCGACAGACTGCTTGAAACCG